TATCTCCACCCAGTTCAAGGTGAGTTTGCCAAACGCATCGACTGCGGATGTATCAGCAAATCCGATGTTCGTTTGAGGAAAATAGCTCATAAAATAAACCAGTTGCTTCCATCACAGACCAAAGAAATAGAAGTATATTGCACGTCGATCTCTTGAGTCAGTTCGCCATCCATCGTTTCAGCTCCGCTCCCATCGATTGTGACAACGCTAGCAGTCGAATCAACTTTCTTGATCGTGCAAGCATAACCGGAATTCCCACTAGCTGCTGGCAGGGTCAGTGTGATGCTGCCCCCGCTTGCATCGGCTAAGAAGTAACGATCATCCGTTGTCAGTGCTTGCGTGGTTGAGACACTCGCAACGGCAACGGGCGAGACTCCAATCTGAGTGATAAAGTCAGATACAAGAATTCCCTCGTTCGTCGAGGCCGTAAACAACAGTAAACGGTCAGTCCCCAGAGACACAGAAGTGGTCTGAGGTAGGCCGAACAAAGTTGTGCTTGTCTCACAAGCCACAACTATTCCTCACTGGGTGGTTCTGGCTCTGTCGATCCGCCAAGCTCAGTTGGAGTGGCTTCTTCAGCCGCAGCAAGTCCCGCCAGGATCTCCTCATCAGTCGGAGTCGAGATGATCTGCTTGGCTTCGTAAGCCGCGATTGCCGCTCGCACGCTTGCAATCACCGCCGGTGCTTTCTCGGCTGTCGGATTGAGACCCAAAGCTTTCTTGTTCTCCATCCGCGCCTTGATCGGAGCGAGTGCGTCCTGAAGGGCATTGCCTGCTGCCCGGTTTACCGCTTGAGCCTCAACCGAGTTGAGAAGTCCTATTACGTATTGTGTTTTGGTAGCCATAGTCTTTATTCGATTTCGTAAAAGCCGTTGATCGTCAAGAGTGTTGAGGTTGTAAAATTGGAGTTTGTAAGCGCGACAGCCCCGGTCGCTCCAGTGTCATACAAGTTAATGTCGTCAGTATTGGCGAGCACTAACGCTGACACGCTTGACGTTAATGCCAAAGCGTTGAACATGATTGCGGAGAAGCAAAACCGCTTCGTTGAATCGTTCACTGAATTAAAAGGAAGTCCCTGAATCACGGCGTTGCCGGAGTCAGAAACGGCGGCGGGAGATTCGATCCTGATTGTGATGTGGACAATCTTAGGGTTCACCGAATCCTTGTGCCAAAATCCAGAAGCTACACCCGGCGATTGTAAGACCCCACCGAAATAAAGTGTTGGTGTAAAAGTCCCGGATACTTGTGCCTTTGGCTCAAAAAGTCGAGTCGCTCCTGCTATGTCCCCATTGGAATCATTGCTGCTCTCGTCCAGCCAGGTATCAGACTCGATATTGCGTGACTGGTAGGAAGCGACAGCGCCGCTCCATTGATCTGCTAGGGGAACTTGATTTCCGTTCGCAACAAGCTCTGCTACTTCGCTTGCGCTTAGGGCCTTGTCCCATGCAACGAAGGAATACATAACCCCCTCAAAGAACTCTGCTCCATTACGGCTCCCGAGGACAATATCGTTACCAGTATCCAGGCCAGTATCAACAGCAGTGGTGGTGGTCGTCGCTGCCACTTCGCCGTTGACATACATGTTAAAGGCACCATCACGGTCAACAGTCACGGCCCAGTGGTAGGCTTTCCCGGACACGGCGTAAGTAGACCCGCTTGTGATAGTATCAACATTCCCGGCCCCATCATTCAACTTCGCGACAAGTCGGTAGGCTGATGTGAAGTACACCGAGACCCCGACACCTCCTGAACCTCTGGTCTGCGCGACCATATCATTGATTGAGGGCTCCGTATCAACCCGAATAATCCCGGACCAGGAGAAATCGTTTGTAGTGATGGCGTGAGGGGTCAGAGTTATTAGGTCATCGACCCCATCAAGGCTAAGACCATTAATGGCTGCCTTACTGAGGGATCGATCGTTGACATCGGCAACTTGCATCACATCGAGATTCGTCCGCGCACCAGCGGCAGTTCCTGAACCAGTCCCACCCTGTGCAACAGTAGTAATACCTACAGGACCAACATAGTAGCTCGTCCCATCAGAAATCGCCATCTCCCCGGCTTGGGTCCAGGTCTCACTGTGGTTGGTTCCCGTGTCGGTTACGATATAGAATTGTCCCGATGCCAGAGTCCCCGGGGCCGGGAGCCCGGCAACAGTAGACGTCCCTTGGAAGTCCAAAGAAGTATAGTTCACTTGGGCAATGTCATGCTTGCCGCTGGAATTCAAAGTTGCCAGGCCGTCGTTCGGGGTCGCCCGTGACAGGGCGGCAAGCTCTGTGTTGAAGTTCTCCTTAGTTATCACCCGCAGCCCACTGGTTGCGTTAGGGAGCAAAATAAGGTCCCCCGCTCGGAAAGCGGTCACCGTGCCCACGGCGGAAGGTCGAATTGTAGAAGTAGCCATATTTATTCCTCAAAGACTGCGAGCAAACACTCAGCAGATTCATTAATTAAAGTTCGGCCGTTGTCGTCGGCTAACAGAGAGACGATGTTTGATGAAATCAAAAAAACTCCATCGGATGTCGTGAGGCAATTTTCATTTTCATCCACCAAGTACTCGCCCATATTATACGGGCCGACCGCTCCTCCACTGAAGGCTGGTTGGAAGAAAAACATGCTATTAAACCTCGCGGGCGTCCCAAGCGATAACGTCTCCCGCGACACATGCGACCGCAGTAGACCCGGGGACACGTTGCCAAGCCCCTGCTTTGATCGGGATAGCTGACACGCTACCTCGAATCTCAGAAGCGCTCAGGGTGAGAGTATAGGTAGAGTCAAGGTTTGCCGATACCCACGCGTAACGCCCCGAATCGGAAGTCTGCCCCGTGGTCAACCGCTGCCCAGTCCCGGGCATATGGTCCCCGTCGTCCGCGACCCTGAAACTCTGCTTGGATGCAGGGCCAACGGCCTTGAAAATTTTCCCGACAATGTTTAGTCCTCCGGCCATAATCAATAAGTGTTTACGCGGGGCCGCGTCTGCTGCCCCTGCGATTGCTTCAAAACATAGAGAGCATGTTTCAACGCTTTTTGAGCCGGGGCCTCCGCCACTCTCACCGACTTGTCTTCTTGCCCGTCGTTCCGTAGGTAATCGGCAAAAGCGCCGTTCACCAAAAATTCTTCGAACTCAACCGGGATCTCAACCCGCTCCCAGAAATTGGTGTCAGTGACCGCGTCTCCGGTGGAAGCCGCCACACAATTAAAAAAATCTCCTTCAGTCGGGTCGTAGACTTGGTCCCCAATCGAATAGGAAGTAGTGGCACTGTAAGCGTCCCCAACAAGTCGTGGTCGGGTCTTCCGATAATACAACCACAAGTCCGAATACCCGTCCGGCACCGTCACGCCTAAATGGTTCAACGCCCACTCCAAATTGACTGAGTCTATATTAACAAGAGGGTTCTTGTCCCGAACCGCAAACACCGCATCGATGGAGTCCTTCCCGGCCTCAGTCAATGGGACGTAGTCCCCATTCACCGCGTCATCGGTAACGGCCCGCTCTTCCCACTTTGTGATGGATGGCCAGGCAGTGTTCCCCCAAATATACGAGAGGCGCCGCGAAACAAGCCCGCGGATGAGGTTCCGTTGCGTGATTGTCTCAACCGAGGCTAGCCCAATTAAGTCCTTCACGCCCCCCAAGATGTACTTGTAACGAACTGCGTTCATTGACAGGGAGCACCCCAGCCGACCTGCGTCTTTGTCCCGGCACTTTTCACCGCGGTCTGCGGATACTTCTTCTTAATCCAGTCCCGGTTTTTTCGGTCTTTCCAAAAGTCCCGGCCTTCGCGATGGACCCAGTTGAAATATATTTCGGGGTCGAGTTCGAGTTCTACACACCCGACCCCGTCAATCGCTTTTCTCTCAGTGTTATGGTTTTGATACGCCAACAACCGCTGGTTCTTGAGCGCTTCAAATCGTTTCTTGGCGAAACCCAACCGGAACTCGCGTTCCATATGGTCAAACACCGCCGAACCGAGGTTCTCTCGACTAACACCAAGGATCTGAGACATTACGCTGGAACGTGTTTTCCTAATCCGAGAGGGTTAGTTACGGCCAAGGCATAGGCCGCTTCCAGCATGAATCGAGGACCACCGCCGCGGTCTTCGAAGTATTCCGGCGTTGGGTCCCATGCGACCTTCAGCTTGATCTTGTCCATGTCCAAGAAGTATGCGCGGTCTTTATCAACCGTGCTGGCTCCTGACATACCAATGAAGGGGCAAGGAATGGCCTCAATCTCACCAAAGTCTCCGCCCAAGATCGTGATCGAGTTCTTAATTCGGTCACTCCCGGCCCCCAGGTTGAACACCCGGTTGCCGTAATATGGCGTAGAAGTAGTGGTCCCTTCTGCGGACTTCTCCTTGGTGAGCATGTCGGTGAATTGGCGTTTCCAATCGGAACCACAGAAGGCCCTCAAATCAGCATCGCCGCCGGTCTCGTCCCAAATGGCTTGGAGCAAGTCCTGAAGGTCTGACTCGGCAAAGTCAGCCATGGCGGTGGTGATGGTTTGAGCGGTTGGGGTCCGGTAAGCCGCTGGGACCTCAAGAACCGCTTGAGCACCGTTCTGAATCCATTTCCCAAGTCCCCGGGTCTCTGGCGCCACAGAGGTAGTCCCAAGAACACACTCGTTGTCGGAGAGACAGACCCGCTCCATATCGCGTCGAAGCTCAATTGTTTTCTTTTCGAGAGCGTTTGCGACCTCACCCTGAATCCCCGCCACGTCCATAACTCGACTGGCTAGACGCCCGACGCGCGCCGTTCGGCGTTGGATGTGGAGATACATCTCGATCTGAGCCCGGTTGGTGGAATGGTCTTCGTAGTCTGAAGCATCCACGTCAGTACCATCGACGATGGCATCCTCTCGTGGGTCCGCGTAAGCGTCCACGTTCCAAGTAATCTTACTGTTACGAGGTGGTTCTCCCCGGGAGACCATCGACAGAAACGGAGTCCGTTTCACGTCAACCACACTCATCAAGTCCAATAGGTCCTCGCGTGCCCCTGTTTGAGGGACGGCCACTAGACCTCCATCTGTTGCTGCTACATTAGCGCCCATAAGTTAAAATCTTTCTAGGTTTTGGTCAGCGTTTCAGTAACCCTGACCGGTTAATCAAATCAGCGGCTTGTGCTTCAAAGAAGGGCCTAGCATTGCCCTGTTCTCGGGCAAGTCGGGCTCCTTCTGACAACAAGTTCGAATCCGTTTTCCGCGCTGCCTTGGCAGACCTGGGGCGAGACGCCTGGGTCGTAGGTTGTTTTGCAACCGTTGACTTGGCCTCCGCGTGCCATCCTACCATTGCCCGGGCCAAGATCAGATCTAGCTCGGGAACGACAACTTCCGCTTGAGGGTATTTCTTCTTGAAATCTTTTACCCATTGCGCTTTCGGATCGGTCGAACTTGTCAACCAGGGATACTTAGTGTTCGCCTCACGCAATTGCTTCTCTCGCTCTTCTACAAACCCGCGCCGTGCTGGGATCGTCCTAGAAGTAATGGTATTCAGATGCAATGACTGCTCTTCCAACCACAACTCTGGATCATCCGTTGTGATCCCTTGCGCTTCCAAGGTCCGCGTGACCGCTTCAGGGTCCCGCTTCACTTCGATACGCAAGCGGTTCACTTGATCAGCTAACACGTCCGCTTGTTGAGCGAATTCTTCCAACTGTGCGCTTGTGGTCGCTACGGCCACAGGATTAGTCCCGTCCGGCAAAGGCGCCGGGCGAGAGCTCGCTTGAGCTCGTAACTCCTCAAGTTCTCGTTCGAGTCCACGAATCCGCTTGGTCGCTTTCCCAATACGCTTGTCGAACACTTTCTTAGAGACGGTTTCTTGGCCCTTACTCTGGACTTCTTCCTCCTCAAACCCGGGAGGAGCTTCGCTTGAGTCCTCGCCCCCACCGTCTTCGATACCCGCCGCTTCTTCAGTATCGTCAACGTCAAGGGGATCGCTCTCTGTATCCCCGTCCAATTCAGGGTCCACTTCCGGTTCCACTGGCGGCCGCATCTGTTCGATTGCGCCCGCGGCCAGGTCTTGGAAGAGACTTTCCGCCGTTTTTTCAGATTGAGGCTCTGAAGGGCCTTCGATTTGATCAGACATATTTTAGGCTTTGTCAGTAAGCAGCATAGGGTGACCCTATGAATGAATAAAAAGTATCAGGGAGTCTTAGAATGAAAACAAGTAAAAACCCGGTTTGAACAAGATTGACTTAGTTTTAACAAGATTACCCTAGTTTAATCACCTTTGACTCCTCCGCGCATTTCTCAAGAGCGTCTAAGATTCGCCGCAGCACTCCAATACTTCCAGCATACAAGTCCCGGTCGGCCGCTTCCGCCCTACAACAGGCCCGGCACTCGGCCCTGAGCGTTGATTCCAACAAATCTTTGAGAGCCTCCCGAGTCAGAGAATGCGGTTCCGCCGCCATGGCCTCCCTCAAGGGCTTAAGAGATTGCGCTTTATCACTCATACAATTACGCGGGGGCTACGCCCGTCCTTCCAATCTGCGGGTTGACTTGGTGCTGTTGAACTTGAAACTGAAGGTGCTTCTGGTATTTGAGAAGTAGTTCGGTGAACCGTGATTGGTCCCCTTCCTGGTTGAGCGCTTGTTGATACAACGGGTTCTGGGCCACGACTTGCTCCAAAGCCTGAAGCTTCGTCCCTGCTGCCGGGTCTTCCTCTTTCAACATCGGCTCGTTGCCCAAGGCCATCATGGCGACTTCCTTTCGGACTTCATCAAATACCTTTTCTGATGCCGTGGCGTTCGACATGGCCAACCGACGGGCGAGCGCTGGGTCTAAATACTGTAGGCCTAAGCGGACGGCCTCAGAGCGGTCGATCACTTGGTTCGCGTCAAGGGGCGCGATTGTTTGGGCCAGAGCCTCAAGGCTCTTCAAGGTCAACTCCGAGTTCATCGTTTTCACGTCAAAATCAACGTGGATCGCGGGCGCGTGTTCTCCCCGAGGGACCCGGGCCCCGGGGACCTCAATAATTTGGGCAAACCGCTCGTCTGATTCAAACAGACGGCACTGCTCCCAGATCGCCTTGATAACGTCCTGTAGGTGGGCGAGCCAGCGAGCGATGAACCGTTGCTTTCGCGCTAGCGTGAGATCTACCGGGATTTCGGGATTGTCCCGCCCAAAGTATCGATCAACCCGCAAATCAAGCGCTCGAATCAAATTGAACGCATTAGAAGGCTCTCGCCGTGGCGGGTCTACGAACCCTAAGTCTCCCCGGTTATACGTCGAAAGTATCGCGCCGGGCTCGATCTTTAACTGGTCCCCATATTCCAAGGGGGCCTCGAACGGCGGGAAAGTGTCGAAGGTGGATCTATCAATTGTCGCATTCAATTGCGAGGCGACCTCATATTCCCAGGTTCGGGCGATCTCGGGCACGCCCCGGGATTCAACGATCGGCCGTCGGATGTTTTCCAAGCGGAATAATCGGAACGGATACTTGTCGTCTGCCCCGGTGACCAAGGAACTGATGGCGTAACACGGGCCCTGTTTTCCAGAGATGCTCTGGAAATGAGGAGAGAAGACCGTCAAGTAAATCCCGGTCACTCCGTTCTTCACTGCCCGGTGGTAGCCCCATATGACTTCGATGCGCTCGTCTAAGACCCCATCTCCCCAGAAGTCAAAGTCGGTAGTTCGCACGTCCAGCTTCTCAGGGTTCGCGGCTAGCCCTTTAGTCGTCTTCACGGCGTGTTCCACCCAGTCCATCGACCACCCGTCCACGGCCGCGATGGCTCTTAGTTCCGCCTCCGACATAAACTCCCGGCGGAATATGACTCGGGCATCCTGTAGGTCGGCCGTGTCGGACGGAAACACAATATCTCGGTAAGGCCTCAAAGCAGTAACACATGGCTTGTCTCTCACGGTCTCTTCGACCGGGACGGTGGTCTCCCCGTCCCGAATAAGGTCTTCAACAATCCGCTTTGCCTCCTTACTTCTCAACCCGAACGTCACCCTTAAGAATTCGAGAACCATCTCCCGTTTGTCTTCCAGCAAGCTGGGGTCGAGGTCCTGAAACTCGGGAAAGCCCCTGAGCATTTCTACGGTGACGCGCTTGGGGCGGAAAGATTGGCGTTTGTCCCAGTTGAACTGGAGAACGCCCCAGCCATAGTTTACGGCGTTGTTAACGTGCAGCTCGAATTCAGTTAACAAGTCCGAATACATCCATGAGAAAATAACGTAGTGTAGATACTTCCGAATTGCTCCCAATTCCTCGGCCCGCTCGGCGCCTCCCTCGATGCCCAAAGAACCCCGGGTCCAAGATAGGATGTAGCCGTCCACTAGATACTGGCAGATGTCGTCCACAAGCCGGACCCGAACATCCGCGGCTCCTTCAAACGGGAACGGTAAGGCCCCGCCGAGGTCCGCCTCATGCTTCCGACCGTCTTCTGACTGACCGGACCAAATCGCAAGGCGTGCCTCATCTGCTCTCGCGACTTTACCCGCAAAGCCGTCCTCGTTAATCGAAGAGGCGTATTCAGAGCGCAGCTCGTCCAAGACCTCTTGCGTGATCTCAGTGGCCCGGTCTAGTGAAGGTCTTTTATCTTTCATCGTCGTCTAGGAGGTCCAAAAGAAGTAAGTTTCGCTTGTGAAAAAGCCGTTTCTTTCGTCTGCCCGCTTGTAAACAAGAAAGCACCTCCACTTCTAAGAGTTGTCTTAGAGTGTAGGCCGTAAGCCCCGTCACTTCTAGGAATTTATTTGTGGGCAACAACTCGGGAAGCTGTTCGTAATCTTCAATAGTCATTCAATAACTCCCTCCCCGAGTCGAGAAACTCTTCTTCCGGTCCACGTAAACCGGTTGCATCAATGCTAGGTAGCGCAACGCGTCTACGGGATCTTTAGAGGCTGAATGGTCCGCGGGGTCCGCGTTTTGCCAATTCGACATACACCAGGTGAGGTTCCGGCATTCTTTTGAGATCCGCAACCGCGGCTGATTGTAAAAAGACCACGGCTCGTCAGCGTTAAAATCAAGCAGGTTATTGATGGCCGTCAGGCCCTCTTCAATGTGCGATCCCGGCGCCGGGGTAAACAGGAGCCCGGGCTCGAGGACCTCTCCGAGATCGTTTTTCAACGGGCTCTTCAAAGTGTTTATCAAACTCTCGGCCCGAGCTTTCAGAGCCGCGCTAGCGGCCTTACCCGCCCGGGGATCAATTCCCCGCTTGAATACTTCTTCTCCCCGCTCCAGTTTTTCTATCAATCGGCGATAAGCAAGCACCCCGCGGCCCGCACCGTTCGTCTGAGCGGGGCCCCGTTTCCCGTCCAGCTTGACCTTGTCCGGTAAGGCCCATTCCCCCATAGTTTTAAAGTCGGGCCATTCGCGGTAAACCCAGACCAACCCATCGGGGCAGACCCGCGCCCAAAGCATATACCAGTTGCGGGCGCCCGCGGGGTCCAAGATCATGTAGTTGGTCCCTTCTTTCGGAATGTCGTCGGGGTCCGCTATATTATGGCTCCCGAACTTGGGGAAGTTCCCGACCGACAACTGCTGGACCCAGCCATAGGCTCGGATCATGATGTCCTCTTTCGTCCTCCCCTCCAACTCCCTTTTCATCTCGTCCCACGGACTGAACTTGTTCATGTCCGAGTGAAAAAAGATCGCCCGCGTTCCTTTTGAGCCCGACCCGATATAAGGCATTTTGCCCTTCTCTCCTCCCGGCACGTTCACGTTCTCCGACAAAAGCTCCGCGTCCCGCCACTCGTCAATGGTCAGCCCATCAAGGACCTCAGCAAGCGCTGGGGTATACCCCAGGATCGGAGTCACTGACAGAAGTAGTTGTCCTTTCCGCGTGAGTAGACGGAACGATACTTCGTTAAGCCAAGAGAGTGGAAAGCACTCATCAAGCCAGGCCCCGTCGAACTCATCCCCCTGGATAATCTCAATCTTTTGAGTGAAGTTTCGAAAGAAAATTTGTGCGCCGTTCGGCAATACCAGCGTGTTATCTGCGAACCCGTTCTTCTGAGTGTAGTGCATCGCGACGATCCGACTCCGTTTCAAGTTGCGAAACTCAGGAGGGACCATCTCGTAAATATTTTTCTGTTGCACGGCAATGGACGAATCGTTCGATTCATGCATACAGAGCCAACGAGAATTGGGTTTCTGCAAAGCCCATTCCATGATCTTTTTGGCGCAGTATCTCGTCTTTCCTGCACGATTGCCCCCGCCCATGAAAAGCACTTTAGCGCTCTCGAGCAATCTATCAGCGTCTTTCCAATTTTGCGGCTCGTATCCATACTTCAACGGGTAGTCGATCATGTTCTGGGCCGCTTGGACCCACTCCCGCAAAAGATCTCGGACGGCTTCCGCGCCCTTGAGCTTCAACAGCTTCTCCATCTGCTCCCGCGTGGGCGTGTTCAATACCGGATGTGGTGAACGCGCCTTCACCTCCGCGGCAAAGGCCGCGATCTCCTGATTCACGTCGCTTTTCTGAGTCTCTTCTCCCACTACAAGTCCTCTATACTTACAGAGTCAGTTAAATCAATCCCCGCTTGCTCACATGCCCAAGACCTAAGCCCCTCCAGTTCCTCCTCAGTCAAATCATCCCCGCGGTTTCGCTTATTGATCGCGTGGACAACCCGACGAAGCCTCTCTTCCAAAGGCTCCTCTGATAACGTGAACAAGTCCCCCACGGCAAGGCGCTGTTTAAGTTTCCTCTTCTCGGAATATAATGTCTTTCGGATTGATTTTGTTAGCATTAGGCCCATCTAAGAAGTAGAAGTTCTTGTTGGATATTTTTCGGGGTTTTTTGACATACACCCCGGGCTCGATTTCTCTGTGGAACATGCTAACGGTCTTTCCCTTGTCGGTAACAAGCCCAACATAAATCCCGGGAGTCTTTCCCATCAAAAGGGCCCGCGCCGGAATAGGCTTTGGTAACTTAGACACGCTGTTGTTTCCTTAATACTTCTAAAATTCGGTTGACATTCCGCATCCCAAAAAAAGTAGAGCACACGCCAATATCAACTAGCCCCGGGTCAACATACCAATCCTCCCACACAATTCCCTGGTGTTTCAGGTTCGGGAACATATCGGCCCCGACCAATTGATATCCCGCCCCCATCAATAGCCGTCTTTGCTGGTCCCGCGGGCCGTCCCCTAAACGGTAACGGTCGTGCTCAATCGTTATCACGCGAAACCGGTGGTTTTGAACGGTATCGAGTAACCGCTCCAACGCCGCGGTCGTGGCATCGTCAACGTCTAAACTCAAGTAATCGATCACCGGGGGCAGTCCCTCAATCAAGGCGCCGTAGTCAATCTGTGTCGCGTCCGCGACGGTCAAAGGCGTTTTTCGCTCCGCGTTCCACGCGCCCACGTCCCCTTGTCGGTCGATACATCGCCCCGACCACCCAAGGCGTTCCAACGCGCAGGAATTTGACCACTGGACCGGGAACCCCGCGCCTATGTCCAAGAAGGTCCCCTCACTTATCTGGCCCAGAAGACGCCAAGCAAATTCATCTTGTCCAAATTGGCTTGTCCTGGCGAACGTGTTGACTGGCAAAAAAGAATCCTCGGCCATGTCAACCGTCCCATCCGCTTCTTTGGGGCGCCAGGTTCCAAAGCACCTGTGATGCCCGAACCAGTTGTCTTTACTGTGTCGGCACAACGCCTCAAAAGGAAGTATCCCTACACCTTGCTCTGGATGGAGCACCCCGCCGAACTCTTTTTCTGACATGTGAACTTGCTTATCGTAGGTGAGGTCTAAAGACGTCATCTCAAGTATGGTGTTCGTAAACACGCCAACGCTCGCCTTGTCAAGGACCCCGATGGAACGAAGGGTCTCTTTCCGCCGTAGCTTCCCGAACGACCACTTTTTCACGCGGTCTAGGACCGTCTTTATCACCGGATGCTTTGGGGTAGCTCCAAAAAAGGCATCTGTCGCTGACTTATGTAGCTCGATAGCGATCACAAGATCCGAGTCCCCCGGGCACGGGAGAGGCTTGAAAAAATCAATGTCCAAGTCAGCGTAGAAGCCCCCATACTCATAAACATGGTAAAACCGAATCAACTGCGCCCACAAGATCTTTGAATAGTGGAATACTTCTTTGAACTCTTCCGGCCCGTCGTCAACGGACAAGAGGTCCACTTTCCAGCCGGGATGTAAGCGCTTGAAATCGTTCAAGTTCTTTTCGAACTCCGCGGGCAACGGTTGATCGTTCAATTCCCCAAAAGCAAAAACAATCTTCTTCTCAATCATAGTAAAACTCTTGGGGCTCAAAGTCTTCCGCGTAAATCTCCCGCAAAAGCGCTTCATCCCGCGCCGTCAGGATCGGTTTAGGGTGCCCCGTCACGTTTATCTTGTGGAGCGGTAACCGGTATCGGTCTAGTCCAAGTTCTCGAACAAGCCGGGGATACTCTTCGTCGAGTTTCTCAAATCGAAGTAGCTCTACTTTAGCTTCTCCTTCGAGGAAATGTTTCTGGGGCCAATACAAGGCGTTATCGCCAAAACGATTGCGCGGGCTTTTGTCTTCCAATAGCCATTCAATCCAATCGGTCACGGTCCCGCCTAAAGCGATCTCTCGTTGCTCAAATAACAACGGGGCCACTCGCTCGCCCGTCACTCCCGAATAAAACCCTTTCGGTTTCGTTGACTGGAACGCGTAGGCCGATCTAAAGCGCTCGATAGGGTCCCGCCATACCGCGAACACTCGCTCAGGGGATTTCCCCAAGAGTTTTTCCCAATGAGCCAAAACAAAATGGTTGATCTCCCCAGAAGTATACGGTGACCTTCGCGACTGGTTTATGGCCATGCAACCGGTCTTGGGAATTTGAATAAACAAGGTCCCCGTTTCAAAGTCGTAGCTCATTCTGGTAAGGGTAGTTTTAAGTTCGACCCGTGATCAACCCAACTACTTGCGACCTCGTGGACATCACACCCCGAGCACCGGAAAGTCTCCCAGCAAAGCGTTGGCTCATCGTTCAATTTAAACCCGGGCTCTAGTATGTTGCCCAAGGGCTTGTAATGCCCCAAGGCGTTTTGGCCCCACAGTTTTGATCGGTCCACGGCAGACATACAGGTGTAGACGTCCCCCAAGGGATCAATGTTGACCCGCCGCATCCCTGCCAAGCAATACCGAGGCGCGGTCTCTGGCCTCTCGGATAGCTCTGGCTTTTCTTGGGTCCGAAAGTCAGGGCTGATGTCACATGGACCGTCCCCGGGGGCCTCCCTTTTTGTCGGGGGCTGCTCGTGATACGGGTCGATATTTCGCGACCGGGTCCCTAACTCGTCCGCCAGGCGCAGCACTCGCTCAGTATAGGGCACGTTCTTAGGATACTGCACCAACTCGATGCCCACTTTTTTCCCCGAATAATGCCCCGACAAACGGCGCCATTTAGCCTCAAAATCTTCCCAAGATACCTGGGTAGGGTGAAAGGATAGCATCAAGGACTCTAAGCGCTCGGGAGATACCCGGGAGATCCAACCGTCCACATCAAAGCTCTTTCCCAAGTTAGAAGTAATGTATACGGGAGCAATCGCCCCGAGCCCCGAGACCAATTCCAAGATCTGAGGGTGAACGGTTGGTTCCCCGCCAGTCAACGAGATCTTGGAAGGGGCCAAGCCCCCAATCGCCTCAACCCAACGCTCCGCTGAGACGTCCGCGTGCCCGTGCTTTCGGTAAACGTCCGCCACGGTTTCCTGCCAGCAGTATTCGCACTTGTAGTTGCACTTCCAAGTGACAAACCACTGGACCGTGACGGGGGAGAACTCAGCGAGGCTCTTTGACTGAGCCAACGCCCCGGGGTTGTGGACCAGTGGGTGAAATTCTCCCTTACTGGGTCGGCAGTTCAGGGACACAATCTCCAAGGGCCCGTCCGCTTTCAAGCTCCACTCAAATTTCCCAGTTCGGGGAAGGGTCACGCATTCCAACCGATGCCCCCCCTGTTGGGGAGAAAATCGATGTAGAAACGGCCCCACGCGAAGCTCTACCGTTTTACAAGTAGGCTGGGCTTGATAAATGATGTCCAACCACGGCGTTGTGAAATTTGAGGTCATTCGACGAAGGATACAAATTCCCAAGCTACCCGGGGATCATCTTTTCTAGGGCGGACATATACTTCTCGGTCCACTAGTTCAGCGTGCGGGGCCGTCCCCGAGGGGACCACGCAATATCCGTTCGAGGTTAGCCAAAGCTCTGGCCGTCGTTCTTGCGGGTTCCGCAGGAAAACTCGAGTAGAAGTAGTGGGTTTTTTTGATTTGGATTTTTTGTCCATAAGTAAGCCTACTGAAAAAATTTTTTCTTCGCCCCAATGCGTTCAACTTTCGCGGAATCTCCCGAGTTGACCCCCCGCCCCCCCGGGGTCCGACCACCCTTCGCCGGGGCCTGATCCCCCCAAATTTACGTCCTAATTGCAAACGGCTCGAGTTTAGGGTTTTTCAAACGTCGTCACAACTCCCTGATACAGAGAACTTTGCAATAGAAGTAAAAGGGCATCTTCGCACAATATCTGTTATATTTAGTTCTCGATTTTTTCCTCTGTAACTACCTCAGCATCAATGACATCCAAAGATTTAAGGGCATCATTGACGGTGGTAACACGGGACGAATTGACGGTCTCAGTGATCGATGTGGCCTGTCCCTGCAACAACATGGATTTTTCTGCCATCACAGAGATGGCAAAGGCCTTCGAGTTGGGAGAGAGTCTATCTTGCTCCACATCCTCGCTCAGAGAGCGGGCCAATTGGAGCGAGAGATGCTTGAGAGAACAAGCCGCTGCGGTCTGCCATTCGGGAAACTTATGGCCATGAGTGGCGCGTATGCGCCGGGCCGTGTCCGCAGATATCTTAAACCGCTCGCTGATCATTTCGGGAGTGTATCCCGCGGTGAACGCCATGCAGATCTGATTGAACTTCTCAGGGTCCCGCTCTTCGATGGTCATGGTCTTGTGGTCTGGGAAGCCATACTCTTGCTTGTAAGTGTGATAGATCCGAGAAATGACTTTGCCGCAGACCCCCATCTCGGCGGTGATCTCTTTGTGCGTCTTGCCGTCTTTCAGAAGTTCAACGACTTGCTGGAACTCTTCAGGGGAACTTTGCTCCAGCTTTTGGGGTAAATTGCGCCCCAGGTTGCCCGGGGCAGGAATCCCCTCCTTACGTCGAATCCGACTTATGGTGCCGATCTTGAGCCCCTCGACCGCGGCCGTTAACTCCTGATTATTGTGGCCCTGCCGCATCAACTCCACAATCTGAGCATACTTTTCAGGCTCGGCCTCCTCAAAAGGCACCGCGTGGCCCTTCTCATCTCGGTATCTCCCGTCAGATCCGCGTTTAAGGTCCCTAGCGGGCTCTGTGGCTGCGTTTTGGGCTTGGGGGGTATGATTTAGCCCCTCAGAAAGAAGCGCGGCCACAGGGGCTTCTGAGGCGATTTCCGAGCTCACCGGAATTGAGGGCTCTGAGGCCTTCACGGGGGCAGGTTTATGCGCTCCAGTGCGGGGAGGCTTCATCTTCATGGGCCGCAGTATGCAAACTTGTTAAATCTAAGTCAATCTTGTTCAATCTAGGTAAAACTGGGTTTTCACCCTGAACCCTGAACCCTGAACCCTGAACCCTGAACCCTGAACCCTGAACCCTGAACCCTGAACCCTGAACCCTGAACCCTGAACCCCGAACCCTGAACCCTGAAGGGACCAAGAGCCCCAAGCGAACCAGGGACCAAGAGCCCCGAGCGGACCCGGGACCCAGAAACCCCGAGTGACTGTTGTGACTGTTAGTGTCGGTGGTTGGCCAATCCTTACTCTTTAACAATTACAAAACTCAATATTAGTACTTTTACTTTTCCCTATTATTATATACATATTAATAAAAGAATAAATATTAACACAAAACGGGGTTTGGGCCTTTGTTTTCGGGGCCATCGTTGACTTTTCGAGGGGTGTCACTCGTGACTGTTAAGCAGTCACTCGAAGCCCATCTGAAGCCCAAAACGGCCCCGACAGCGCCTTGACCCGGGCTCGACCGAGGCTCAATCAGGCTCGATCTAAGGGAAACCCTTAGCCCTTCTAAGGGAATCGAGGTCCATGGATTCAGAGAAATGTGCCATTATCTCGGGCCGCGAGTGTGGGTCTAAAATCCAATTTGGACCTCAGATTGGACCTCAGAAGTAAGCCTCTTTCGAAGCTACTTCTAAAAATATTTTGAGAATAACTGTTGCAGAGCCCCCGAATTGTGGTAGTCTATTGATGTCGGAGGGATTAACCCACTGACCGGGCCGAGCCGCTCTCGGGAATCCGATCTTAGGAATAAAATTATGCTGAATGCTTCGTCTGTAGGGGACTCGCCCTTCTTTTTGCCCGAGGAAACCAACTATCCCCTCTCCCACTCAGCCCGTTGCCGGGGCTACGTTTCCCGCAAAAACCCTGAAGGGATCCGCAAAACTTACAAGGGCCGCTACGGCACTGGATACGTGGTCTACCGTCCCGCATGGGACTCAACCCGCTTCTGCTGGGTTGACTACCACATTGACCCGTCCTCCAAGTAACTCCGAACCCTGAACCCTGAAATCCGAACTTAGGAATAAAATTATGATCAAAGACAATCTGATACTCCACTGCGGAGCCCACCACGCGAGCTACGACGACGTTTTGAACGTCCAAACACCCAACAGGACCCACTCTCATGTCCCGGTCCCTCACTCGGAGGTTCTCAGCCTCGTCGGGGCTGAGATGACCCGACTTGGGTTTAATTTGAAAGACGCTGCCCACGGCCTGAGCCATGAGGGGAACCGATATTTCGGGCTCCTCTCCTACAGTCGGCCCGCGGGTCCCTGCGGGGATCGTGACGACTACGAGACCATCGTTGGCGTGCGAAACTCTCACGATAAGAGCGTTTCGGCCGGGCTCGTCCTCGGCTCGCAGGTGTTTGTCTGCGACAACCTTTCTTTCATGGGCGAGATCAAGATCTCGCGGAAACATACGGCCCACGTTGAGGGAGCACTCCCGCAGCTTGTTCGAGAGGCCGTCGCTAAGGCCCCGGGCGCCTTGGAAGTCCAGGATCGGCGGTTTGATACTTACAAGGACTTTGGGTTGAGCCGAGGGCAGGCAAACGACCTGATGGTCCGCTCATTTGAGCGGGGCGCCTGCACGGCCTCGCAGCTTGGGCAGGTCATCAAAGAATACCGTGACCCGCGGCACCCCGAATTCCGAGACCGGAACGCGTGGTCACTGTTTAACGCTTTTACTGAGGTCGGTAAAAGCAACTCCTTGGCCGTGGCGCCGGAACGCACCATGGCCCTACAAGCCACGTTTGACCACGCAATCTCCTTCTCGGCTTAAAAGTATGACTCCTCTAGAAGAACTCATCGCCCTGGCGCTTTACGGCGCCGGGGCCCTTCTCAAGCTCATGGCAGTTATCGGGGCCCTCTGTTGGGTTCTGGAGCTGCTGCTCGGCAACGAGACGCGGCAGGACCAGTAATGAACCCAACACCATCAGTCTCAATACTTCCTCTCCACGGCGGGCGCACCGCATGGCACTTGGATGAGCCATATCCATTTCAATGGAGCCACGGGATGTCTCGCTATCGATTCACGATCCCTCGCGGCTTCACCTTCGATGGCGCGAGCATCCCTTGGTTTTTGCCTTGGGGGCGAGGCAGACTCGGCCTGGTCGCTCCGCTCGTTCACGACTACCTGATTGAGGTAGGCGGCGAAGTCACTGTCGATAGTTACCGGTCGGTTAACTCGGTGGTCGGCTGGCACTACCTCGGTGAGCGCTATTTTACCCGCCGGGACGCTGACCGACTGTTCTTCCGAATCTTGAGAGAACGTGGCGTTCGACCTCGATGGCTTCGCCGCTGGGCGTTTCGATTTGTAAGGGCCTGGAGCCTGATTCGAGGGGACTTTTATTAGACCGAAAACATAAACAACAACAAGTATAAGGAACAGGTGAATGAGCTGGCTTTATTCGCGGGCGCTGGTGGAGGAATACTCGGGGGAAAACTCCTCGGATGGCGAACAGTGTGCGCCGTCGAAATTGAACCCTACTGCCGTCGAATACTTTGTGATCGACAGGACGATGGAACCTTCGACCCGTTCCCAATTTGGGACGATGTCAAAACCTTTGACGGCAGACCTTGGAGAGGAATTGTTGACGTCGTTTCGGGCGGGTTTCCCTGCCAAGACATCTCCGCCGCCGGGAAAGGGCAAGGTATTGAGGGGTCAAGATCGGGGCTTTGGTCAGAGATGGCTCGCGTTATCTGGGAGTGCCGCCCCCGGTTCGCGCTCATCGAAAACTCCCCGCTCCTTCGCAGTCGCGGACTTAATGTCGTTTTGCAAGATCTCCTGGAGATGGGGTACGATGCGACGTGGGGAGTGCTTGGAGCTCGCCATGTCGGAGCCCCTCATAAACGAGACCGCATCTGGATTCTGGCGCACTCCTCTGGCATCGGACGGGACGGGGGGCGGCGGGATTCGAAATCGCGAATCGATGGAGCGGCTAGTCGCAAAAGGGGGCCGCATCACGTTGCGCGACCAGGTTCACCACGACTGGTTATGGCCAACGGGCCGAGCGAACGACGCGGAGAAGTTTCCGACGCCGAGGGCAACAGACGCCCGCCCTACAACCAGAGCAACGGCATCGACCGCCAAAAGAGTCGAGACCGGGAAAGCTTTGTTGAACGAGCATGTGGTAAATCAAGCTGGGCGTGGGACATTGAACCCGAACTGGGTCGAGTGGCTAATGGGGTGGCCCATCGGTCACACAGACTTAAAGCCATTGGAAACGGGCAAGTCCCAGCAGTGGTTGCAGCAGCATGGTCGATATTGAGGGAACAATTATGAAATGTGAAAATTGTGATGGAACAGGAAACCATCCTGATAACCCACTGACAGTCTGTGGCTTCTGTGATGGATTCGGGGAGATGTGCGACGTGTGTGGTGAGTCATCAGACACAGGCAGACCTGTTTGCAGTGATTGCGAATGAACCACGCACCAACGCCAGAACAAATCGAAGAGAACGACCGACAACGGTCGGCTATATACGCTGAACAAGAAAGAAGTATGAAAACATTTATAGAATTAGAGAGACGGGCAGAGAAGCTTGAAGAGGGCATCAACACGGAGATCCGTGACCTATGGCTTGAGTGGGCGTGCGCGGTTGAGGACCGCGACAACCTGATTGAGGAGCTTGAGGGTAAGATCCAAGCACTGACCGAGGAGAAAGAGGAGGCTGAAAGCCGCCTTGAAGAGATCATGGAAAAGAGGGCTTAAGAATGAAAAAAGCAAAAAGACGAGCACCAAGGCGCGTGTCACGCGAGCAACAATTCAACGTCAAGCCGTCACCTGAGCGAGAACGCGACTGGTCGATTCGGAGGGCGGGATTCAGGAAGAACCAAGTCAGCGAACTTCCAAGTAAGTATACTGTCTATGGCAACGCTGGCTACAACAGTTGGTTTGCCAGAGAGGTTGAATCTCAAGGACAGACCGGCAGTTGCGTCGGCTTCGCGATGGCATCAGTTCTCCGGTATCACTTGGTCATGTCGGGTAAAGCCACTCGAAGTAGCGCTACTCGGAATAAGCCCAGCGAACAGTGGCTTTGGCAAGCATCGAAGGAGATGGACGGCTATACGCTTCATCCTTCAACAATGCTCATGTGGGACGGCACCTACCTCAAGACTGTCTTGGATGTCTGCCGCAAGTGGGGTTGTGTCTCGCGAACCGTCCTTCCATTCGGCGAGTTGATCTACGAAAAGACCGATAAGGTCTTGAAGGCGGCATCTGACTGGAAGATCAAGTCGTATCATGCGGTCAGTCCTTGGGTCGAAGGCGAAAGCCAGTTCAATGAGGCGGGGATGCGCTGGTGGATTTACCACCATGGTCCTGTTCTGACTCGCCTCAACGTCAATGAGGCGTTCGTCAGAGCGAACAAGAGGACGGGCGTTCTCGATGACACGAGTAAGAAGACTTCCTACGGCCACGCGGTTTGCGTTGTCGGCTACTCAGATGAAGGAGTCCTACTTCGCAATTCCTGGGGTAGACGCTGGGGCGAGTATGGGCACCTCTGGGTGTCGTGGCGCTATGCCAAGTTGTTCTTGACTGAATCATACGGAATCACGATGGACTGAAGATATGAAAAGAAAATTGATCGCCCTAGTGGGCAAAAAACAAAGCGGCAAAGATACCCTCTTCCGCCTTCTGCACGCCCAGTCGAGCCGATTCAAAAGGTTCGCCTTCGCGGACGGTATCAAGCTCGATGCCTTGATGCTTCCAGGGGTTGAAGAGACTCTGGAGATCCATGGCAAAGAAGCCTTGAGAAAGCTTTACCAGGAAATCGGAACTGTGGCCAAGCTCGGTCTCGGGCAAAGTTACTGGGTTGATTCTTTGGTTGAGCAGATCCGACGAGACGGGCAGTTCAAAATGCTTCCGGTCGTGACCGACGTACGTTTTCCTTTCGAGGCCGCGCGCCTTCGCGAAGAGTTTGACGCCACGGTCATCAAAATCAATCGAGAGACTGGCTTGGTTGACGACCACGAGTCCGAGGTGCTTGTCGATGACATCGTCCCTGATCTTGAGATTGATAACAACGGTTCACTCGAAGAGCTTAAGAAGTATGCGGAAGCGATTGCGCACGATTTAACCACATGAATACTTTGATATTACTACTCACGCCCGTCAGCGTATTGCTGGGAAGTTTTGTTACTTGCTGGGTCATCTACTCCGCGGTCGAGGAATTAAAAGACTTTTTAAGGAACCTATGAACCCGCTAGGCGAGAAACTGGACGAAGCGCTCGGGCAGAAAGCCCGGGCCGATAAGGACAAGGCGGCCAAATCCAAGATTGCCGCGAAGCGACAAAAGAAGCGGATCAACTCCCGAGCCAAGGGGGCCCGCGGTGAGCGTGAGTTTTGCGACTGGCTTAAGGCGCGATCTGAACTTTTCGCGGACGCTCACCGGACGGCTCAACATTGCGGGATTACGGGTGAGGCCGCGGACGTGCGAGCGGCGGCCTTTGATCGGCTGGATGTCTCGCCCGAGGTAAAGCGTGTTGAGAGCGGCACTAAAGCGGTCTATGACTGGGTCAACCAGGCCGCCCGGGACGCGGAAGCGGCGGGCAAGCGGCCTGTAGTGTTCCATCGGGCCTCGAACCGCCCCTGGCTCGCGATCCTGCCCGCTGAGGACCTGATCGCGCTTTACGCAGCCATTGCAGACAACAAAAGGGGGCTCCGTGTTTAAGCTATACCCCGCGCAGGTAGCCCATACAGAGCGCCTGGAGGCCTCTCTGAGGCGTTTTGGATGCGCTTTGGATACGAGCGACACGGGCACGGGTAAAACGCTCTGTGCGGTCGATCTAGCCCACCGTTTAGGGCGCCATCCCGTGGTGGTAGCCCCTAAACCCGTCCTCCCGGCCTGGCGGAAATATTTAGCCGATCGCCAATGGCGGGATGAGCCCATCGTTGTCAATTATGAGGCCCTACGGTCGGGGCGCCATCCCCTGTGGCCGGGACGCTGGGAGCTTCCACCAACGGCCCTCCTGATATTTGATGAGGTCCAGCGGTGTAAGTCCCCCAAGTCTAGGACAAGCAAGCTCCTAGCCACATCTGTGGCCATCCCGACCCTGTCCCTGTCAGCTACGGCGGCGTCGAACCCGGTCGAGATGAAAAGTTTAGGTTTGAGGTATGGATTGTTCGACCGGCCGGGGGCGCATTACCGTTGGTGCCTGCGGAATGGGTGCAAGCCCGGGCAGTTTGGCGGGCTAAAGTTCGTTGGCGGGGAGGAGGTCATTGAGGAGATCCACGGCGAATTGAGCCCCTATATGAGCCGGTTGCGGCGGCGGGATATTCCTGAGTTTCCCGAAACGCTCATTCAAAACGACCCGATTGATTTTGGGAGTCAACTAGTCAAAATCTGGTCGGACTTAGAGGCCCGATTGGATGCCTTGCCCCGGGGGCAGTCGTTGCCTGTGGTTGAGATCCTCCGAGCCCGGCAGGAAGCCGAGCTGGTCAAGGTCGCGTATATCGTAGACGCGGTCGAGGACGGGGTGATTGAAGGAAACGCAGTGGCCGTCTTTCTTAATTTCTCAGACTCGATAGACGCGCTGGCGTCGGCCTTACACGAGCGGGGAATCCGAGCCGAGGAATACTCAGGCCGGACCACATCGAAACGGGACCAGTTCGCGGAAGACTTTCGCGGGGACCGATTAGGTGTTGTCTTGGTGCAGGTCGCCGCGGGCGGGGTCGGACTCAGCCTACATGGGGCCCGGCCAAGGTTAGCGCTCCACTCCCCGACCTGGTCAGGGGATCAGCATCTACAAGCCCTAGGCCGGGTCCACCGAGCGGGGGGCGGGTATTCTTTACAACGTATTCTTACTTGTGGAGATATTGAGACCCGGGTCCAGAAGAAGGCAGAGAAGAAAATCAAACACATTGAGATTTTGAACGAGGGATGAAAATCACTTTTGATATAGCAGAGCAAGTTGACGGGTCCTTGAAGGTTGAATCTTACTTTGAGGGCGCCGGGAGCGTTTCCGAGCAGGAGCTTTGCCAAGACATGCAAACCGCCGTAAGAGAGATGCTCGGGATAGAGCAAGAAGGCGCGGATCAACTTTTAACGGACACTTTTGGCCCACATTATAGAAACTAGGAAGTATGCCCCCAATTAAACACGCAAAGAGGAGCCCAAGCTCCCTAAAGAAATTTCAAGTCTCGCCTTGCTTCTTGCCAAGCGGGAAAACAAACGAGGCCGCGACCCGGGGCAGCATTTGCCACGAGGCAGTTGAGACTGGCAACGACAGTCAGTTGTCGGAACGCGAAGAGTCGTGGGTCGATGAAGTGCGGGCGTATGTTGAGCCCTACCGGGCGGAAGCCACGCAGGTTTTTGAAGAGATCAAGCTTGAGGTGGTTGATGGCGGGAAGCAGCTAATCTATGGCACCGCGGACCTGCTGATCTTGAGCGCTGACGGGACCTTGCACCTTATGGACTGGAAGTTCGGGGCCTGGGCCGTTGATCCCGCGCCGGAGAATCTCCAACTGAGGGCCTACGCTCTCGGAGCGTTTCAGGCGCACCCCGAGGTCAACAAGATCAAAGTACACATACTTCAACCACCCCGGGACGAGGTCACTACGCACACATATAACCGGGCCGAGGATTACGAGAACATGCTGAACGAGATCAGGGCTATTTTGGACGATGCCCGATCTTTCGAGGAACACAAGATCTACGCTCCTGCCAAAGATACGTGCTTGTTCTGCGGTCGATTAGATGTCTGCCCGGTTTCGAAAACGAAGTTCTTAGGCGTCACGCGTCGATATGACCCTGCCCGGTTTGAAAAGCTACCTCTCGAGATTCACCCTGACCGCATTGATCCCAAAAACGCCCCCCAGTTACTCGAAGTAGCCGGACTTGCGGGTGCTTGGGCGAGCGCTATTCGAGCGGCCGTTACAGACCAAGTGTTGGCGGACGGGGCGCCAGTTCCCGAGGGATACCAGCTCGTTACGCAAGCCGATTCTAAGTTCTCGGAGACGGCCGTGGCCTCATTGAGGACATGGGCGGAAGCTGAGGGGATCTCGGAGAACGAGCTCTTCAAGGCGTTGAAACCGCACAGACAATCTTTAATTGACTTGGCCCGGTCTACCGCCCCGAGGGGCCACAAGGGGGCCGTTGAAACTGAGTTCATTAATTTCCTCCGCGAGAACGAGATACTCACGGACGGGACAACACGCATATATCTCAAAAAGGCGAAATAGCCACTACACAAAAGAAAGAAAGATACATACTTATGTCTAAGAAAGCAAAAGAACTAGCAACTAATGAAGGTTTAAATGAGGAAGCCGGGTTGGCTATCCAAGGGGAGCCCACCCTGCTGGGACAGATCCAAGGAGAGATCACTGCCGACATGATTAAGATCCCGTATCTTAACTTGGTGCAGCGGGTCGGTGAATTGTGTGAGACCTTCGAGCCCGGGACCTTTGTCTACAACCGTCAGGTTCAGTTTGGAGCGGAACACGATTTAGAAGTAACCGTCTTGGCGGCAGAGTTTGGCTGGATGGAGGAACTTGACTTTGGGGAGGGGATGCCACGCCGTTGGCCGACAAAAGACGCAGCGGCGGATGACGGCATGAATCGGTTCACCTGGGGACCCAATAACGAGAGGCCGGACGCTCAGTCCTACGGTGACTTCACAGTCGCTCTGTCAGTCAACGGGGACCTTGGCGGGTTCGTAGATGGCGGGGACGGCCGTTATTATGCGGTTGCTAAATGGTTGACCACCCGGGCGGCCCATCAAAGCGCTGGACGGGTTCTCGCAGGGGCCCTGCGGACCACTCTGCGTGACCGTTGCTTCGCGGCGCCGTGGCGACTCTCGGCAATCAAGGCGACGAAGGGTACGAATAAGTTCTACAAACCGCTCGTCAGGCAACTGCCTTTGCATGATGCCGCGACCTTGGAAATCCTGACCTCCCTGATCTAGGAAGTATGAAGACCTACGCTATTGACTATGAAACCTACTACGACGACCAATGCTCGATACGTAATCAGGGCCCGTGGAATTACTGCGCGGACGATGAGCACTGGGAAGCCTACCTCGTCTCGGTGGTCGGGCCCGGGCTTGAGTATGTCGGGCCCCCTTCCAAGGCCCCATGGGCGGAAATAGTTGATAGCGACTGGGTCAGTCACAACGCACTATTCGACTCAACGGTCCACGCCCAACTCGGGCTCCCTGGGCCGTTGGGTCGATGGCATTGTAGTGCCGACTTGGCGGCGTTCAGAGGTTGCAAGCGCTCTTTGGACGCGGCGGCAACTTATTTATTAGATAAGCCGGTCTCGAAGGCCATGCGGAATTGGATGAAGGGCAAGCGTTGGATTGACGCGGTCAACGCTGGTAAAGATGAGGAGTTGAAGAAGTATGCGGTTGATGATTCAAAAGTGTGCTTGGAGATTTGGGAGAAAGAAGCTCGGCATTGGCCTGAGAAGGAGAGATGCCTTTCATTGCACACTCGAACGATGGCCAACCGGGGAATCCGAATTGACAAGACCGCGGTCTTGAAAGCCAAGGAAACCCTGGCCGACAAGCGGGAGTCAATTTTCAAAGCGATCCCATGGGCGCCCAGCGAAGACAAGCCCTTGAGTCTTAAAAAACTCCAAGAGCACCTAGCTACTTCTGGAATCCCCATGCCCAAGTCCACGTCCTTGAGTTCCGCGGAATATCAAGCGTGGGAAGAGAAGTATTCGGCGCACTGCGAGCCAATCAAGCTGATGGCAGACTACCGCAGAGCGAACCGCTTATATAAGCAACTCGACACGCTCCAGAGATTCACTCGACGGGATAGCACCCTTGGGACACAGCTAAAATATTTTGGAGCACACACAGGCCGCTGGTCGGGGGAAGGCGGGTTTAACTTTCAAAACATGCCCGCGGGAGAGTTGATCGGAATAGACATGCGGAAGTTTTTTATTCCCCGGGAAGGGAAGCGGTTGTGCATCGTTGACCTCTCCCAGATCGAGGCCCGGGTTCTCGCCTGGTTAGTAGACGACCAGGACTTCTTGGGCGCCGTTCGGAGCGGTCAGAGCCCCTACGAAGCCCACGCCCGCGCTACCATGGGCTGGACCGGGGGAAAGCTCAAAGAGGAGGACCCTGAGAAGTACAAGCTCGCCAAGATGCGCGTTCTGGGTTTGGGGTATGGTTGCGGTTGGAGTAAGTTTCGAGAGATAGCCCGGCTCTGGGCGGGTTGGGACTTGAGCGATGCTGAGAGCCACAATATTGTGTCTGACTTCCGCCGGGCAAACCCAAAGATCACGCGATACTGGAGAGGCATTGAGCGCTACATTGGCGCGGAAATGGTCGCGGGCAAGGTCGAGGCCTCTATTGGTCTGCCGTCCGGCCGCGATTTAGTATATCACGAGCTAGGGGCGCATGGCCCGCGCCGTCAAAACCTGGTCGCGAGTCCTGTTCGGGGCCTACCGCCCCGCGGATTATACGGCGGGATACTTACAGAAAATGTTGTCCAAGCTATCGCCCGCGACGTTATGGCAGAGGCAATTCTTAGGTTGGAGTCTGCCGGGCTCCCTGTTGTGCTACACGTCCACGATGAGGCCGTCTTAGAAGTAGACCCCGGCACAGACCCCCGAGAAGTAGAAGCACTTATGGCTCAATCTCCAACGTGGCTTGACTGTCCGCTCGGAGCGGAGGCGCAACTGTCTGATTTTTACACAAAATGAAAGCAATCAAGAACTTTGTTGACTCAACCACCTTCACGCCCGCGTTTACTCCCGGGCAAAGTAAGCCCGCGGAATCTAAAGCTGAGCTAAGAGCTCTCCTCCAAAAGCCCGATACAGAGTGGCTTTTGTATTCCACGTTGGTGGGGCAGACCGAGGGCTGCCGGGTATCATCGACGAACCCTCCGGCAAAAATTCTAGGGCTGCTGGCGGACTACGAACCGGACGAGCCGGGAAGCGATTGTTTCGACGACCGGAGGCTAAAGCGGGCTAAATGGACAACCCGGCCGACAATCGTTCTCCCCTCCCAGAGCGGCGGGGTCCACGCCATATGGCTATTTGACACACCCCTCAGTGTTGAGCCGTCCTACGTCAAGCAAGCGCTCGCGTCTATCGCCAAGCACCTAAACCTGATCGGGCAACGGGGAGGAGCCAAGGACCTATTTAGCGGGCGCCTCCGGTTGGACGTAACCGCTCTTGAGGATTACGCTAAATACTACACCTGGAGCGGCCGAGAGCCCGTTTTGACCGGGGAGGTTGTTGAATCCAAGCCCTACGCGCTTCGCATTTGGGAACACGTAATTCAGCCGAGGGAGTCCGTTTTGAAGATTAGCTTAGACAAAGTCCAAAGCGCTTTGATTGAGAAGTATCCAGAGCTTCAAGATAGGCCCTTTGAATTAGGGGGGCGTACCAATATATTTTGGGAAGGTAAAGAGAACCCGACCTCGGGGATCATAGACAACGACGGCATTTTCTCGTTTGTGGACACGACTTTTTATCCCTGGAACCATCCCGGGCTCTTGGGGGAAGAGAAGGCCAAGGAACTGGCAGAGGGACGAGAAGCGGACGTCATTTCTCAAGTCTACTTTGATGGGAAGTTCTTCTACTACCAAAACCGCCGGGGACACTGGACCCACAACTCGATGGAGATCTTCCGAACCTGGCTCACTAATACGCACGGCATCGCTCGGGCAGATCAAGCCCGCATCATTGACGAGGTCAACCAAACCAACCGCATTACCGGGGGGGCGCCTTTGGTCCATTGTCGGCCCGGGGTTCATGAAATAGGGGAATCTATAGTGCTAAATACTTCTACCCTGAAGCTCACTCCTATGCAAGAGGGGGACCCGTCAGCCATTATCGATTGGTTAAAAGATTCTCTTGTTGACCGTGAACAATTCGACTGGTTTTGCTCGTGGATGGCGTCAGCGTATCAATCAGCCGTCCAGAAAAGGGTTCAACAAGGGCCCATGGTCGTAATCGCCGGGGGCACAGGCGCCGGGAAGACTTTTTTGGCCACTAAAGTGTTTGGTAAACTATTCGGCGGCAGCATCGATTCGACAGACATTTTCTTCAAGCAAGCGAGGTTCAACTCTCACGCGCAGGCTTACTACGCCTGGGTTGCTGACGACCCACCACCGCTGACTGGGCCAGAGCATAACGCGGTCGGGAATATTTTGAAACGGTATGTGGCGAACAGAGACCATGTCTTCGAGGCCAAGGGGCGCCCGGCGGTTTCCGTACCCTGGGCCGGGCGGATCATGATCACTTGCAACCTAGATTCCGAGTCATCGTTTGCGCTGCCGTCGTTGAATGCTTCGAACAAGGAAAAGATCTCGTTTTTGCGGATGCGGGTTCCCAAGCAGATGCCTTCAGAAGTAGAAGTACTCGGGGCCCTTCCCGCTTTCGCGAAGTATCTGTATGACTGGCAGATCCCGGCCGATTTAAAAAGTGTCCGGTTCGGGGTCCAGGCCTACCACAACCCAGAAGTCACAGAGCATTCAGAAGTCAATTCCGCAAGTACCCTGGCACTGGAATTTGTGCGCCAACTCCTGAAGGCGATGCCAGAGCGAGACTATGTAGGGACAACTTCTGAAATCGTCTTGGCAGCAAACCAAGAATTTTGTGATGCGGGAGTGTTACTTCCCAAGTCCGGTAATGCCGCGCATTGGCTTGGGATACAGTTAGGCAAGCTGCGAGACCAAGGCTACCCGATCCGCGCCAACCGAACTAACCAGGGCCGGAAATGGACTCTTCCCTTGAGTCTGCTAGATGCAACAATTTCTGTATCGAAAACCATAATCCGTTAGAATAAAAGTATGACTACTGAAAAAAGACCTGAGCCGTCGGAGGTGTTGGCCGCGTTGTGCGACAGATACCAACTGCATGAGGAGATTGTGAGACATTACGCATGGCGTGCGATTGCCTCCGAATTCGAGCTGGCGGGGGAACTCGACATAAAACTAGTCCACGCAATGCAAGATTTTCAAAAGGCCGTCCTTGATCAAGTCAACGCTCGGGACGATCCACCTGAAGAAGAAGAAAGCGTGATCGAGATTGCGTATAGATAACAAAAAAGCCGCAGGTGTAACGCTCCTGCGGCTTCTGTTTTCTTGCGTATCCAATCCGACTCTCAGACGCTGCCTCAGTGCAGCGTTCCGAGTGGTTCCGCCGAACGTGGAACAGCTTTAAGGTAACCCCTCAAGCTCGCCGGATCAACCCTTAAAGTCTTTCGGCATTTTTGAAATTTCGGAAAGGTCAGCGAGCGTTTGAATCAGCTTCCCTTCCGGCGAAAATACCCGCCATCGTTCCCGCTGAGATGCTCGCATGGCCGTCCGGCCGTCGGAGATGATGGCCTTTTCCCCGGTTCTCCCGAGCTCTTGAAAATCGATTACCTTGGGTTTGACGCGTTGCCAAAGGTTCCAAAGACGGAAGTTTTCCATTTTGGCGGCGCGTTCCTGGGGCGTTTCTGGTGGGTCGTTGTCGGCGTTGTCGCTCTCATCGATCTCGTCCCAGTCGTCGTCCTCGCCCCCGCCCCCGGGCCATCCGGTCGAGCCGTTACTCGGAGTAAACACGCCCCCGATCAATGGTGAGTCGTCGTCGCTGGTTTCCTTGGTTTCCCTCTGTGTAATAGGTTCCATTTTGGATATGCTGGTGGATAGTGTCCGCGGTAATGTTATCGCGACCCAACGATTTTACCAGGTCGTGCGTGAGGTTCAAACTTGAATGACCCACCGCTTCATTTTTAATCGCGTTCCAGCCCATCCAATGTAGGCCTCCCACGTTGGCATGGGCTCCCAACAATTGCTGTAGCTCGGGGCTGTTTGCGATGGCTTGTTCCAAGGCCATCTCAGTCCCCTCGTAAAAAGCGGTTGAGAAGGCCGAGGCAGCGTTGTCGATGTCCCCAAAAGTCCCGTAGATGCCGGACGGGTCAGAGGGGACGTTTTGCTCGGAATACTGAAACAGGTCCCCGGGTTGGTTGACCCGGTAGCGTTTCATCAACGTGGGGAGATGCATTTCAACAAACTTCCAGCGATCCATGATCAGGCCCGGGGTCCCGAAAGTCAGGCCCACAAAACGCTGTACTTTGTTTTTAATTTCTAAGGCGCCCACGTCTGTAACAAGTTTCCAATAGGCTCGGCCCGAGTCGCCTGAAGATTTGTCGGCGGAATAGATGTCCGCATACTTCTCCCAATCTCCATTGAGGCGTCTCAGAGGGTTGTGCATGGCGTTGGCGTTCGAGGTCCCGCCGTTGCCAAGCTTGCCCGCGCTACTCTCACTCGCGGCCCGGGCGGCCGAAACTAATGAGGACCACTCTTTCGAACTCAGGGTGTAGTTCCCGTCTATGGACGATTGGATCGCGTCCAAGATGGGCTTGTGGTTGACCAATCGAAGCCACAGTCCTTCTTGATCTACGGGAGCAAGTCGGCGGGATAACACCCCCCAAAGATGGTGCAAAGCTGCGACGAACGGTGGGGGCGCGTCCCCGATAACCTCCCGCATTTTTAGAGTGGAATCTAGCCCCTCAAGCGCTGATTGACGCGTTCCCGGGGCCGTTCGAGACCCGTGGTAGCCTCCTGTGACAAGGTCAACGTAAGCGGCGGGGTTTTTCAAAATCAATGAAAGCATCGAGGGCGGGGCCAACACGTTGCCGCCAATGCCCGCGTCAGCCATGAATTCAAGGTAGCCCGTCGGAGAGGCCATGCGGACTGGGTCCCGTGCGACTTTCTTCAAGGCGTTATCTAACGAGGCGAGCCCCCGCTCAATGTTAGGCTTGGTATATACCCGGGACCGGGAGTCTTTAGGTTTGCCCGCAATAAACACATCAAACCCTGTGGCAGATTCTTGAATGGGTGATTTGAATCGAGGGGCGCCCGTGTCGGACGTTCGGGCCTGGCCGTCCCAAGTTTTGACCTTGCTAATTCGCGTAACCGTTGCGCCTGGCCGTTTGGCCGTGGCCTTTTTCGCGGTCAAAGTCGGCTTGGTTGGCGGGGCGTAGGAAGCGTTGGCTCTTGTACGCTTGATTACGATGTAGGAGCCGCTGAGGTCCTTTCCTTTTTCAAAGCTGTAATCAGTTCCCCCCAATACTTCTTTAGCTTCCGCAATCATTTGGTCAGCCGACAGGCCGATCTGAAAAGCCCAAGACCCGTCCTGTTGCTTGACCATCCAGCCTTCCTTGGCCCCGGGCTTTTTGTTCGTAGCGGAAATATCCGATCTAGCGGTGAGATGAGCTTCGCCCCCCATTTTCAGAGACCTGCCCGCGGTGCTGTAGAGTTGCTTTCGCAACGGCTCGCGCAAGACATTCAAAACGCTGAATGACGAGACGTAGTCAAACTGCCCGGTTACTTCTTCATGAGTCAGGAAGTCGGGGCGCTTACCGTCTTGCCAGTTAGATGGGTTGGTACCCTTACTTCCGTAAGGGAAAGGCTCCATAGTCTTGATGGTCCGGCGATTCTTACCTGGTTTACCAAAGATCGAAAGGTCTGTGCCGTCGTTCGTTACCGCTGCGCCCCGCATCCCCGCCGAGCCGTGGCCCTGACCAGCGCCCAAATCAAGAACCGAGACGGCCCGCTTTGAGTCCTTATCGAGGACGGTTTTCTTGAATTTGGCGTAAGTCGGAAGGGTAGTTTTCCCGCGCTGCGTGTTGGCGGACTCTTTCTCAGGCTTCCGCCGCAGGTTCATTCGTTGCTTTTCGTAGTCAAAGTGCCAATTCTTAGCGGGCGTGCTCCTGATCGAGTGCAGCCGATCTATACGGAGTGACCTAATCAACCCGCCCCCGCCGGGTTCCCCCGTGTTCATCGTTTCGGTGAACATTTTATTCGGCGTATTGTTACTTGCAGCCCCGAAAAAAGCGTTGATCTGATCGCGTTTGGCCGCGCCTATGCTAGAATCCCCCGGTAGGCCGTGCCCGTGGTTGTCCAGGTATTGGAACAGATCTTCCCGAAAGGCTCTCAGGTTCCCTCCCCACAAGTCGTTGAGCTTCCCATTGTTTTTCCAACGCCGCATTTTCTCGAAGGCGGCGCCTACATCAAGAACGGTAGTTGACAAGTTCCCCTCTTTGGACAAAGAGAACGCGAACGGCTTGAACTGCTTTTGAGACACGCGGAGGTCTCCTAAGTTTTTCTGAGTGCTCCGCCGCCAACTCAATTCTTTCCCACGGCTCGTTCCTATCGCCTGGTACCAACCCGAGAAAACGTCTCCTGTGTTGATGGCTACTTGTAGATCTCGCAAGTTGCTTCGAGCCTCCACCGAAAGGGATGACAAATTAAATATCTGCTCTGGCAAAACCGAACCCGAGATGAAGACCCGTTTACCGCTTGAGTCGAGCCGCAGACCGAGGGCCGGGTCTGAAGGGTCCTTGAGCGGTCCCGCTAGGTCGATGACTTGTTGACCATCTCCCAAGCGCGTGCGTGGGTCGCCTGTTATCGTTTGCCCAATGACTGAGGAAAGGTCCGCTTGCCGCTTTTTCAATGCCGCGTCTATTTCAGCCCCGTCCTTAGCCGTGACGATTCCGTTTTTCAGAACAGCAAAATCGTTTTCAAAGCTGCCGTCCGCCCGGGCAACCCACCCGGCATACGGGGCCTTGGCCAAATCTTGTAGAGCCACGCGAGATCCCCCCGAATGTCTTTTCAATGCCTTGGCCTCGTCCCCGTAATAGTTCTTCACGTCGGCCATATACTTCCGAACAGCTTTTCGTAGGCGGAAATCGTTCTTTAACCGAACATCTCCGAATTGAGTGTCTCTCTCAGTCAACCGCAGGTCGCCTGTGTCCGACACGTCAAACCCGAGCCGAGACAGGATGTCGGCTTTGGCCTTGATCCCTGCGCGGAGTAAGGGGGACTCAAAAGAATAACGGTCGAGAGTGTTTCCAAAGCCCCGGCCCCGCCGAACTTTAGAGAAAGCTTGGTCCACGGTCAGGTCCATGAATGTCTCGGCAAAGACTTCTCGAAGGATGAACTCGGGCTCGGCTAAAAGTTTTTGGTCTAGAAGTGCTTCTACTGATTCGTCCGAAAGCATCTTGCCCGTGACCCCGTGCTTTGTGTCTTTTCGGATAAGCTCCCGGCCTAACTCACGCAGCCCTTGTCGTCCGTAAAGACGCTCAAATTCTTGGGCCATGTCGGCCTTGTTGATCGCGGGAGAGGCCCACAAAGCTTCCCCGACCTCATGCATGAAGTCTTGTTTCAAGTTCGGGGAATCGGCATTCACCCAGATACTTTTGGAACGAGGGTCATAGAACGCTTGCCCGTGCTGTTGGTCGCTAAGTAGCTGGGCTTTCAACGTCTCTTCAGGGACAAAACGGATTTGCACCTCGGGATTTGCTGCGGCCACGGTCGCCATTTGCAACTGGGTTGCTCGGTCAAGTTTATCAAACTTAGCTGATGGCGCGAGTGGGTCAGCCGCAATTGCGGCTCTCAGAGAATTTATGTCGTTGTCTTCCATCGCCTTCCGAGACACTCCCGTGAGTCCTCGCCCGGCCCCGATAGCGCTTGCAGAGGCGCCGCCCGTGACTATGCCCTCGGCTAATCCCTCAACCATTCCTTCGAGCCCGCCAGCGAGCCCGCCGAAAGCCGCTCCAACACCGCCGCCTAACCCAGCCCCGGCCGCCAGGGTTCCGACTGGACGGGCTAGCCGATCTGCGCCCAGGTTGGTTAGGCCCTGGGCAATCCGGCGTTTCCACAATTCGTTGGCGGCATCTCCTGCGAACCTTTCAAAAATGCCGACGTCAGAGGGTTGTTTTTTGAGGCCGGATGCAACGCCCGCGGCGGCCTCCGCGACTTCATGGAGGGTTTTAACAGTAGCGGCACTTGTTGCAGCCGCGGCCGCCACGTCCGGCATTTTGGCAGACGCGGCGCCCGCCGAGAGCGCACTTATGAGCGGTCTTTGTCGGGCTTCCTCTAATAACTCCTCAGCCACGGCCCCCGCTCGGGTCGTGCCTTTTAACGTCGCCTCCGCGCCTTCCTGCAATACCCGGGACGCGGCACGGTTTAACAGTTTCGGGGCCATGGCCGCGCCCCCTGAAACCAACGACGGGAAGTCCAAGAAGTATGAGCCCCCCTCGCCAATGTCGTTATTGATTGAATCAATGGGGGCGTTTCCTGAAAGGAACTCCAAGAGATTCGTGTCCCCGCTTCGTGCGGCTTCGCGGATGGCCTGAACTTGTCGGTTGACCATCTCTAAATCGTATTGCGTTCGGAGCTTCTTTTCTTTCAGTTGCTCAAGCTCGGCGGGGTCAATCTTTGTTAAGCTGTCGGCCCCAAGGAACCCTTGAATCGCGGGCTTCTTAGTTTTGCCCCGGCCGTAGGCCTCGTGGATTGACCGAGACATTATGCCTAGATCCATCGTCCCTCGCAGCATCGCTTCAGTGTAAGAAGTAAGAAGGGTTTCAAGGTTTTCTGCGGCTCCCGCCCAGTCTCCCTGAGAAGCGTTGATCGTAGTTTCTCCGATCTCTCCCGCAGTGGCCCGGGCTAGGTTTTTCACATAGCCCAATGTTTCCCCTATTATCCCCGAAAACCTTTCCGAAAGAGAATCCCCGTTTTCGGGAATAACGTCTTCAGATTCGCGATACCTTTTCCACTCCGCAAACGACGGTTTATAGTTAGGGTTCGCCATTTTGTCGGCAATACTGCTTACGTCCGCGATGGGGTCCCTGGTGGATTGAGGAGGGGCCGTGGTTTCGTCAGTCGGCAGATACGCCGACAACTCGGCCGGGTCAATAAAGCGAAGCCCCTTTGGGAGAGAAGGGGCTTCGCTTTCCTCGTTCGGTTCATTTCCGCCGCCCGCTATTTCGGAGGGATCAACAAACCGTAATCCTGGGGGAAGTGGTGTAGCCATACTTATGGAGTCTTCTTGTCGGGCCCTATTATTTTTTCTTCGCCGTTCTCGTCTGTATAGCTGCCCATCTTGCCCGTTCTATTAACGTATTCAATTGCTGCCTCTTGAGACCTTAGAATCGGAATCGTAGAAGTTGGGTCGTTCTCCGGCTGGGCGGGAGGCTGGGCGGGAGGCTGGGTGACATCTAGGCTCGACGGGAACAGGTCCCTACTGATCCCCCGGCGGATGGCAGAGTCCAAGTAGAAGTTATACGCGGTGTCTGCTGATTTACGCTTTGCGGCAACCGCTTTTTCCGCTTCTTCGACCATGTAAGCGCGTTGATCATTAGATAAGCGCTCACCTGAAACGAGGCCCTTAGCTTTACTCAACATATTCTTGAGTGCGCCCGATGATCCCTCGGCCAACTCAAATTCTCCACCCCGAACGGCACTTGCTGGGTCAAGTGACTTCATGAACGTGAAGATGTGGGACAGGTCCGAGACCCCGGTGGACGGGCTCTCTAGGTTAGCCACTAGATTCTCGTAAGCCGACCGGGACAAGTTCCACTCTCGAACGGCCGGATCGGTCCAAATATCTTTGGCAGATGCTGCGGCCGCCTTTTTGGATTCGTCATCGAGCCCTTGGGCTTTGTCGATGAGCGCTTGATGATCAGCGAGGTTTTTCGCCAAGGTCGACTTCGCGTCCGCGTCTAGTTTACCAATTTGAGCCTGGAGATAGTTGCGCTCGTCCTCAGATTTGCTAGCGGCGCCCGCGGCAGCGATCATTTGTTGGAGGCGTTCTGGTCCAAATCCCCCCGCGTTCTCCTCCAAGTACGCCGCTCGTTTTTTACGGGGCTGTTCCATCGCGCCGCCAAAGGCCTCAGCCGCTGCCTCGTCCCGCTCTTCTTCTTTCGCGGCTGCCCGGTTTTGAATCTCCCGCAGGGGTTGTCCTACAAGTAGGGGGGCGAGCCCTACCATAGATTTGAGCCCCTCAAAATCAAGCGCTTCTAGCTCGTCTTTGGTTGCGATGCCCAATGCATCCATGGCCATCCGCATTCCTTTGGCGGCCTTATTATTCTTTTTTAGCTCCTCTTGCCGTTCGGCGCGTTTCTCCAAGCCTTTACCGATGCCCGCCCCAAACTGTTGAAGTCCCTGGGATAAAAGCTGTCCTCCCTGATACTGGATTCCTGGGTTATAAGGCATTGATCAATCCCTCTGCTTGATACTTCTTAACTTTGCGGTCCATCCACGCTTTAACAAGCGCTTTCACACGAGGCCGGGGGGCCAACCATTTGGCGAAGGCTTCCCCATAGCGGGCGTAGAGCTTTTGGAACCAGGCCGGGGCTTCTGTCAACATCCAATGCCGGAACACAAGCCATTCAGGATTCGTCTCCCCGTATACTTCTCGGGCGACCCAACAGAAAAATCCCTTTCCCCTCGATGCCATCCCGCCCCCGATACTTCCCACGGCCCCCAAGGCCCCGCCAATCATTCCGGCCTTGGCGTTTGCCGAGGCGATGTTGGCCGCGGCAATGGCGTTTTGGTTAGAGCTGTAGACGTCTTGAGCGTAAGCGCTCTCTGGATTAAAGATCGCTCCCGGGTTCAAGCCCTGCGCTTGCCCGGCAATCATGGCGGCGTTGTTGAGCGAAATTCCCTGGCGCCCAAGAACAGCCATGGCCGGATCGACCCTTTGGGCCGCGTTTAAGCCCGCTACCTGCCCCGCTGAAGCCATTCGAGACTGCCTAAGCTGTTCCCCAGCCATGCCGGAGAAAAGCGCCTCCTGGGCCGTGTCACTTAAGCCAAACCCGAACCCCCTAGCCGCTTGGGCTCCCCGGGCGGACTGTGAGACTGACCGCTGTAGGCTAGGATCAAGCCCCGCCCCCGCTTCGACTTGGGCAAGTGCTGCCTCGTTCAAGGCCGCCATCAAGCGGGCGTTTTCAGGATTCGCTTTATCGACCGCTTCCCTGAATCGGGGGGCCAACTCTTCGAGGTCCTCAATGTCTCGCTCTCGGCGGACCCGGGCGCCCGCCGCGTCAGCTTCCGACAGGGCGGGCATGACCTGCTTATAAATATCGGTCATGCCGCGCTGAGTCTTCGACCCCGTTAGCATTTGGTCCAAAATCGACAGGTCAAGTTCCGCAAACTGCGGGCGAAACCGTTGCTCACTGGCAAATTGTTGAGGCTTTAAATCAATTTGAGCCTGAAGCGTTTCAGCGGTCTCCTTGTAGTAATCGCGAGGGGGCGGGGCTTTTACACTTGTTCCCATGATCTTAACCTTTCAATAAATCGACGGGAGAGTCTTTTAACATTCCCCCGCCGGTCGTGCCCGTATACTTGTGAAACATCCGGCCATCGATCCAAGAAGTATTGAGCTAGTTTCTTTCGGGCCGTTGTCGTTGTTGCGATCAGGTCCCCGATGATAAAATATTTCCCGTCGGCTGAATACTTGTTCTCATCCCAAGTAAAGCTGCGGGAGGTCGGCTCGGTATTGGCCCGCCGACCTACCGCAAAGCCCGTGATGGCTCCCCCTTCTTCGACCACCTTGAGATACCCAAAGAGCCAGTGAAAGCTAACGTATTGACGCAGGAACGCATCATTCATCTCAGCCGCACGGCCTCGATTCGAGATGATAAAGTCAATTAGGGCGTCACTGATCATCGATGAGCCAGGATTTTGAATGCTGAAAAACCAGTGCTCAACCCGGCCGAGGTATCGAGCAAAAGCCGTAGCTTGATTTGTCCCGTCTCGGTTCGAGGAACGGTCGCTTGTACTTGGGTAGCTTGTCCCGCAGTGTTTGCGGTGGTCCCTTGACCGATCAGGGCGAGGGGAACCCAAGTTGACAGGTTGGAATCAAAGTAAAGCGCTGCCGCGACATTCGCCCCGTCGGAATCGATCTTAAGCTGGGCGTATATTAGAAGTTCAGATACATCTGAATCAAACGAGCTGATTGTACTACCAAGGGCCGTTTCAATCTTGGTTTGGTTTATCGTGAAGTCAGCATACTTATAAGCTGAAGTCCCCCATAGGCCCGCTGACCAAGTGTCTAAAGTGTCCACGGGCTGGGCGCCTCCCCCGTCTAGTCCGTCGCTTGGAGCGGTTTCCACAGTAGGTGTCTCTGTTCCCGCGACCGTAAAACTTCCGTCACTATACAACTTCTCATTAAAGTGCGTTGTGTGCGACGTCCAGGCGAGTGATAGAGTTGGGATCGTTGGCTGGGCTTCCCAAACGGAGGTCCCGCTTCTCGATACTAGGTGATAGCCTTCACTTCCTGCGGTGATTTGCGAGACCTCAATATCGGCGATTTCACTCGGCGCGGCCCAACGCGGGAGAAGCTTTCCCCCCACGTTTTCAATGACAAGTTTGTCACCCGCGTTCCCGGGAGAAAGCCGCTGGGGCTCCCCGCCCGCGTCCCAATACAAGAGAGTTCCCGGGTCCCCGAGCTCAAGCTTGGCTAAATTGATGAGCCTGTCTTTCAGCTTGATTTGAGTGACCGCTTCATCAGCCAGCTTCACTTCCGTGATTATACCCGCTGGGATCTCATCAGCCGACAGAGCCCCGGTGATGGTTATTGTTGGAAGACCCAATAGGTTCAGGCCCGAGTAGGTGACTTTTTCACCCGCCGAAAAAGACTTCCCGGCCTCGACTGTCGCGGTGTAAGCCATAACACTCTAGAGATTGACGCAGCCCGCGCCTAAGTTTTTCAGGATTGATGAGTTAGACCAGGTCGGAGAATCCCCCGTGGCCGTGAAAATTTCCCAGTCAGCATTGGCATTGGCCCCCACGGATGTGAAGTCGTCCCCGGTTTCGAACTTCAGGATTTCATATCGATTCCCAACGATTAGAGATCCTGAAGAGGCGTTCTCTTTTCCTCCGAGAAAGTTTGTCGCTCCCAAATACCAACGCAAAGCTGCATTCGAATAAAGGATTGCGGAATCCCCCACCCCCAAGGTGATCGATTGGAATTCGGCAAAGGTGTTTGCCGTGTCCTCGACAACCGTGATCGAAACCCCGCCGTTGTTGATCAGGACTTTTTCGCAAAGCTTCCCGCCAGTCGGGGGCCCAATGGTCACGCTCGGAGTCCCGGTGAAGATCTTTAAGAAGTGGACATATTTAGACGGGGTCAAGGTAGCCCCGTTTGAGGTGACGTCTTCCCAGTCGGTTGCTAGATGCTCTCGAAGTAAGCCAGGCGTTCCGAGTCCAATCGTTGGATTGCCTGAAAGGCCCGAGCCGTCCGTGACACTCAACGAAGCATCTTCCGACTCTATTGAACGGCTTATAGGATCCCCGTTCGCGTCAATTGCGAACATCCCAAAGCTAGATGTCAAGTCGTCTTGAAAGTTGCGAAGTATGGTTCCTTGCTTCCGCTGAAGGTTCAGCAAAAGGTCGCGGAACTGCTGCTGGGTTAAGCTAGACCCGACCGTGTAACCTATTCCTTCTTCAAATTGTTCAGCCATGCTCTCCAAATCTCCTCTCGAAACGAATGTTCCCCGATGTGACGGCGTAAACTTTCGCTCGACCAGATGTCAGGCAAAACTTTACGCGGAAAAAAGCCCCTTGTCGATTGATATGTAGTTTGTGCGTGTAAGCCTGATACTTATCAAGAACCACGCCCCCTCCCAGTTCCATCCCCGCCGTGGGTAGCGTTACAGAGTAATCCTCCCGGTTGGGAAGCCCGTGGTCGTCGTTCACATTAGAAGTATCCCAGTCGTCTTGATCCACCGTGAGATATTGAACACGGCTCTTGGAAGTATCTGCGGCTTCAATCAGTTGGACTTCTTCATTGACCCCATCAGCTAGAGAGAACACTTCGTAGGCTGCGGCCCATGTCTCTAGGTAGAGCTGGACCCGCGTGGACCTTTTCCGGTTGCCCGCCTCGTAGCCATACCCCCGGGTGACGAAACAAGTTTGGATAGGCGTGGGGGCAAAGGTTATGGCGGGCGTTGAGATCACCTTAATCCCGGGCGAGTCGGTTTGAACCAGGATGGGCCCACTGTCGGTGAGTTTAACCCCGCACCCGACTCGTTCCACGGTGGTCGTGAAATCCTCCCAAGGGTCTGTGTCGTTCTCGGGCGCCGTAGTTAATCCTTGGTAAAGGTTCTCTGCGGCCTCTTCACAAGGAGCCGCTCCGTAATCCCCCACGCCCCACAGGTTTTCTTGAGCCTGGGCCGGATCTTTTAAGTTATAATCGAGCGGAGTATAGAGTTGGTTTCCGCTTTCATCGGTCAAAGTGTTCCCGTCCCCGTCTTTAAGAAGCAAAGTCTGAGTTGCTCGAATCACGTCCCCCGAATTTATTTGGAGCGTCTCCCCGTCGGACGGCTGACTCTGGATGAATATCTCAGCGGTGAACTCAGCCGGAACCGTTCGGACGTGGTCTTCTTCCGCATACTCGTAAACACTAATGTCCCCCGTGTTAGAATAAGCAAAGAGCTGCTGGACCCCGTGAAAGTCTCCCACTTGTAAGTATTTAATCTTGATTGTCTCCCCGGTATCGTAACCCGACCAAGCCCGGTTCAAGAAGTCGTAGACCAAAACAGCATTGTTCTCTGAGCTGCCGTCGATGGGAACCGACAAGTAGTATCTATCTCGGAAGTAGGCGGCCGAGGCTGTTGTCTTGGCAACCTGCCAATTAATCCGGTCAATGAGGGGCTGGATTGGCTCAGACAAAGGCGTCGAGACCCCTTGCGTTTTGTTGAGTTCGGTCTGCCTTAAGGTCGTCACTCCCCGCGTTGACAGGAAGACGAGATCAGGGCCCACGGTCGCCACGCTCCGTTGCCCCACTAAGCCAAACTCATCTGTCACTAAATCAAGCCGAGCGTTTGTGGTGTAATCCCCGACCAAACCACTGACAGCATAGATACTGCTATCTTTAAAAACGACTACCGACTGCTCGTTGAACGGGACCACCCGCACGATCTCATCTGAGTCCCCCTGGTTTATGCGGAAATCATTTATCTGCTCCAGGTAGCGTGTATAGTCCAAAACGTCCGAGACCGCGACGTTGTCCGCCTTCACGGTGTTCTCAGGTCGATGCGGGACGAGCAACCGATTTTGAAAAAAGGTCGCGTTGCGGGACCGAGGAATCGGGACCGTGCCCGAGCCCCCCTCAGATAGCGTGATCGGCTTAAACCCCTCGTCAATATTAGTCATCACTAAGGGATCGGCGCCGGGCCCGCGGTGAAGCGTCACCACATTAAAACATGACTCGAACCATACTTCTCCCTCCGTTGAAGAGATGTCGGCCAAAACAGGAACCGCCCGAATATTGTTCCCGGGCTTGATTGCCCAAACTAAAACACGGCCGCCCCCGTCATCTAAAGTAAAGGCCGTAGACACGGCCGCTATCAACTGCCACTCATCTCCGTTGGGGTCAGCCCATAAACCCACGCCGACGGGGGCGCCAGTCGAGATAGGGGTGTTCCAATTGATCGGAAAGGTGATTGGAAACTCGATGCCGAGAAGGGAAGTCCACGTCAGAGCCTGGGTCCCGCGCCGAGGTTCAACAGAGCCGAACCTAAAACGACAGTTTTCCGCAAAGCTAACCATCCCGGGGGGCAAGTTCTGCGGAGGTGTCCGCATGTCAACGCCCATGAACCCTTGGTCACCGTCGGCGGAAATGACCTCATCAAAACGGCCTGGATGCTCCTGGTCAGACATAGGCGAACTCCCTTAATACTTCCAACAGGAGGGTGTTTGAATGCCCCCAGGTGAGCCCCTCAACGCGTTCCCGGGCCGCTCGGACCTGGGCGTGCATCTCAAAACCAACCGCGGCCTTCATCCCTTTAATGAGGCTCTCTGTCGAAGGTTCGGCCCAATGGCCGCAGTTTTCGTAATGCTTACCAGATTCGACGGTCCGGTAGTCAACCGGGTATCCGACAGAGGCGTCAAAAAACTCCGAGATCCCGCCGAAAGCTGGCGAAACGACCGGAACGCCGGAAAGCATCGCCTCGTGTTGCATCAAGCCCCAGCCCTCGCCCCGGGTCGCGGAAACGAAGCAATCAATGCGACCATAAAAGCTAGAGATCTCCGCAGAGCTCAAGAAAACCTGCTGGAATTCAATCCTAGAGTCTTCGATCTCCGGCAAGACATCGTCGGGGTAGGTCTTAATGACCAGCTTCGAGTTCGGAATATCGGCTTTTTGGAACGCTTGGATGACTCCCGGCATGTTCTTACGGCAACCTCCTACTGCTAAATTCCCCGCGGACCCAAAAACGAAAGGCCCCCGATGCTCACGGTATTGGAAGGGAAAGCGTTTCGGATCTACACCCATGGGGACAACCCGAATAGGAGCCGTCACCCCCTGAGCCGAAAAGACTTCCGCTTGCCACTTCGAGGGTACCACAACCACTTCCGCCTTGTTTAGGTTTTTGACGGCGGGTTCAGGGAGCCGGGTAGTCTCCCACATGGTAACGAAACAAACCTTTTTGTCCGACTCCCCAACCGGATCGAACGTCGGGTCATGGATTACAACTTCTTTATTTGTCGGCTGGTCCCGGTGGACTATCATCTCGGCCAAGGGCTTAGGGATGGCGCCGGGCTCGATCACCACGGGCAAGACCTGGCAAAAGTGCTCGCGGTCAAACCACCGCAAAATGTTGACCGCGTGAAAGAAGTAGCTAGACTTTCCATCTAGCCTGGCTCGGAAAGTCAGTATTGGTTTAGTCATCCTTCATCGACTGTTCCAAGCGTACGCTCAATTCATTAAAGGCGATGGCCTGTAGCTGCATTGCCTCTCGCAGATCTTCCATGACCTTGTTCGATGTCTCCTTGATGTTGTGGCACGCATCGATCCTCTGCTTCGCGACTAAGTCGTCTCGATTTGCCATGGAATTAATGTGCCAAAGGAACAGGCTGGTGAGCAACACGTAGCCTGTCAGCGAAGGCGCGGACTTGGCTAGAGATTCAAGAACTGATTTAACGGGTTCAGGCATTATTCTTCCAATCGATTTCGCTGTTTGCGTAGCTCCTCCAAGAGCAGCTTCACATCGGTCAACTCGTCTTCGCTCAACTGAGGTTCGGGTTGAGGTCGGAGCCCGTAGAACTGAGCACCAAGCCCAAGCCCTTCTTGAAATGCTTTCAGAGCTTGAGATTCTGGAGATGCTTTTGCGCCGTCCGAATTGACCGCATAGTGAGCGTCTCCTGGTCCGTTGGAATCACCCTCTTCGAATCGCTCATCGACGTGGAACTTGTCGAGTTCAAGCTTGTAGCCACTGGCGGAGATGATTGCATTTCGGTTGATGGTGCGGGTCTCTTCCCGTGTCCCGTCTGGGTGGATGATCGTGTTCGACTCCCAGGCGTAAGGGCGCTCACGTCGGGCGCATCCAAGCAGTAATGCAACTGTGACCAGTCCGAGTAATGCGGTTGCATGGACAAAAAGTAGGTCTATTGCTGCTCTCATTATCGTATCTCCACCCAGTTCAAGGCACCGTAAAAGTTTTTAAACGCATCGAC